CAGCAATCCGAAGTCGGTAATGTCACGGGGGTACGCTTCGCGGGTATCGTCGGTAATGAGCGCCCGGAATTGCCCCGCCGTTGGGGTGATCTCGAATAGGTAGTTTTGCCCGAACAAAAACAGGGGCAAGGCGAGCAGGAAAAGAAGGATTAGTTTTTTCATATCGGAATAGATTTAATATATATCAATGCCGTACTTTTTTTCAAAATACTCAATGATTGTTTTAATTTCTGCGGCTGTTAATTTTCTCATGCTGCATTTTTCATTTTACGGCGCTTTGCGCCTGCGATTGGGAATGCAAGGATTAAAAAATAATATAAGTCGTATTTCTTGTTAAGGTAGTTTTCGATTGCGGCGCGTTCGGTTGTGGTTAGGGCTTTTGAATAGACGATAATTTCAGATATAGAGCCTTGTAGGAAAAAGTTAGGAGTATCGCTAGCCCTGTTCACTCCCACGCCCAAAACATTCGATGTATTGTATATTGTTCCGTCTCCTGTTCCTGCGGTCGTTCTTGAAACAGATTGAGAAGACCCATCTATATATATGGTTGTCGTGCCGTTTATCACCCACGATACCGCCCGGAATGCGGCTGACTTGCCGCTATCTTTGTCGTCTACCGTGTTTGCCGCCCCTCCATCTTTTGCCAAGAAAACAGTAATTTCGTAGGGGGTACCACCTAATCCCGCATACACAATGAACTGTCTTAGGTTTCCGGTAGCTGTATTTCTTGAGATAAGGGCTTCTATCGAGGCCCTGGTTGCGTTGGCTACCTTATATACAGCAATTACCGTCATGTCGTCCGACCCCCACCAATGCGACGAGCTAAGCATATAATCATCCGTCCCGTCGAATTGAATGCAGGGCTTACTTCCTGGCCCGCCCGTCGCCTTATACACCGGCCTATCCGTGTTGGTCGTCTGCGTGACGTGCCGGGCGTTTCCGCTCTGATCGTTCCACGTTCCAACCCCTTCATCTGTGGCAATGGCCCCGCCCAACGAATCCAACACACCAAGGTCAGCGGCGAACCAATAGAACAGGCTGTCAACCCCCAACGGGCTGGTAATCCCAAATAAGCTGTCCGCCGTGAACATCATTTGAAGTTGCCCCTTAGACAGGGTAGCAGCAAATAGGAACGCTATGAAAAGTAATTTTCTCATTTGCAAAAATATGCGGCCTGAACCGGGTCATAATAACAAGTATAGACGGTTGCGACGGTGAGCGCATCGGTACCCAATGCCGTGCCCCCCATGTCGTAGAAGGTGGCTGGCCAGGTGATGTTATCCGTTCCTGAAATATCCCAGAACCGGAAAGAATATACCCCAGCCTCGCCTTCGAAAGTCGGGTAGGTGGCGTCTATCAATTCGCTCCAAGGGTTATTGACGGTTAGGGTCGTTGACGTTACGCTGGTGCAGCGTATGGAGACGAACGCCTCATTGTACTTTTTCAAGTCAACGGTCAGCGCCGCGCCGGTGATCGAGTCCCGGAAGAATCCAACACCAGGAGTGCGAATGTCGGTTCCGTCGTTGATTAGAATCGTGTCCCGCGAGCTGGTAAGGTTTTGGTCGTCGGTGTCGGTGTCGGCGGGGAAGCCTAAGAAGGTGGTCACTCCGGTAGCGTCCAAGGTGTCTACCGAAAACGCCATCGCTCCGGGATACATGGTCATTATTCCGGTATTCGTTGCGTCCGCTACTTCTAATTGCACATAGGTGCCAAGGTCGGATTGGGCTGCCTCAATTCCCACCTGAGCGTAATAAGTACCCGCCGTTGGTGCTATGGCCGTGTATGCGTGATCTCCCCCGAATGTAGTCACCGTAATTGCGCCTAAGCTATCTAGTGTCAGGTTGTTCAGGGCCGCGCCTATATCCACACTACCAGCCGGCAGCGCATCAATAAGGCCGTTGCCATCTGCTCCACCACCGCCCCCCGAAATGCTGGCCATCTCAATGAATGAAGGCGTTGCGGTTGTTCCGTTGCCTATCCAGACGTGAAAAGAGGTGTCGAGATTAGTTACCGAGGGCGTGGCGTTGGCCATGTAGTAATTATCGTACAGGCGGATGCTGTTCGAGGTGGTATCCTCCATCTTAATGTCAATCCAGTTGAAGGTGTTGTTGTTGTTGCTTGTATTCTTTCGCTGCACCCGAAAATGGAGGGTCGAATCAGCAGGCAGGGACATCATCTTGTTATACGTCGAGGCCCCCGGCGCTCTCCATCCAAGCCCGGCAATATTTCGGGCGTTGTTTTTCAGCACGTCGGAAAGGGAAGCGTAGTTACTACCGAACGCCCCAATATTTCGAGTTTCTGCCCAACTGTCAGCCGTGACCGCGTACACCTCCGTAGCGGAAACGCCTACCTCTCCATTGTCGTAGCTCGTCCCGGCGTATAAGATCAAGTTGCTTTCGTATAGGTCCAGCCCTGATTGCTTCGCCTCCGTGGAGTCTCCAAGTGCTATCAATAGGTTTTCGTCTTGAGGAGAAAAGAAAATGCCGCTTTCCTTATTCAAGAAAGAACGGGTAGGGAATGTCGGGAAATACCCCAACGCAAAACCCTTGTAAGATTCCAGTGCCAAAGCCCCGGTGGCCACTTTCGCATAGGTCGAATCCGGCACCGTGCCCGAACCGCCATAGATGCCGTTATCGTCCGAGCCGCTTGCCGCCGCCGTGATCCGTCCGTCGGCGTCTACTGTAAGGTCGGTGTTTGTGTAAGAGCCAGGCGTTACGGCGGTGCTTGCGATCTCTGAGGCCCCGACCACCCCCGCGTCAATATTCCAGACCGTTCCAAGCGAGGTAACAGTAATATCCCCTTTGTCTCCGTTTGCCACCCCCCCGGAATGTCCTAATTTCTTAGCATCTCCGTCGCTATCCACAAACCACACATAACCCAGGCTGTCCGTAACGAACTGATCCCAATACGCGCTGTTCACGTTCACGCTATCCAACGGATCACCTGCCCACGCATGGAGTACTTCGGGCGTAATCCATTTTCGCAAGGTGTCCAGATGTATACGCCTATTCAGCGAGTTTTTCCGGCTGATTATTTGGGCGTTCGATACATCGATAGTTGTCATCTCTGTGAACGCCTGCGGGTCGTAGACCGCCACCGTATCATATTCGGTTTGCGCCTGAATCGACAGGGCGAAAACAACGAATGCGAAAAGCAATAATATCTTTTTCATATCTCTTATCTTGGTACGTCCGCAACCGTTTCCGGCTCTAATTCTGTGCTGATATGGAATAGGTGGATATTCGTCCATGTGTCGCTTACCGCCTCGAAAGAGCCGCCAAGGAACACATAATACTTGTTGAGGATTTGCAGCCGGTGGAACGCATCGTAAAAGATCGTATCCGATATGTTTATGAGCGTTCCTACATACTTGATTCGAGGGCTGGACTGGGCCGACACAATGCGGCTGGCAAGTAGTTCCAATAGTTTCTTATCCCGTGTCCCGCCGGTGCCGTTGCCCCATAGGGTGCTATTCCCCCATGATGAGCCGTTCCAGGTTTCCAGGTGCGATATTACCCCGTCGTTGGGGCCGTCACCCAATACCGCCTTGAGTTCCACATTGGTGCTGTTTCCGGTCTGATCGTTGGTCGCTGAATATTGCAGGGCGCTTGTCTGTTGGGCGCTCGACCCGTCGCCTAGTATTTCCATCTCCTCTGTAATAGTGCCGAAGTCCATGTTTATATCGCCGCCCGGATTAATGTCCGTCCCGGTGTCGTCCCATGCCTGTTCCCAATAGAAGTTTACCTCCGCATCGCCCGTGACCGGCAAGGGCGGCGTATTGAAGGAGAATGTTTCATCCATCAGTTGATTGTCCCAATTCGGTACTTTTTCAGTCCATAGGTCCACGTAGTCAGCCGATAAGCTCCATGTCATCGCTTCGTAGGTGGTCGTTGCTGGCAGGATTGAGAAGGCAGTGAAGTGTCTTTTCAGGTAGTACGACCCGATTTTGAACACGAACCGGAACAGGTGTTTGCTGTCCCGGAAAGGCTCAAGGCCCGAATAGTTTATCCGGTGGTTGACGCGAATATCGATCTTTGCCACCGCCACGCCGCCATTATTCCCGATCTCCCCAATAACGAACAATTCCCCGCCGTCATCCACGTCCAGGGGTGGCGTGGGTCCAGCTGCCCAACTTAGGCCGGTCATATAATTAGACGACTGCCAGAAGTTGTATGTGACTGTACACTTGTTGATCGGTGGCAAATATTCGTATCTGCCCTTTGCCCGCGCCAATGTCACCTGATCGCATAGGCGTTCGTAGGACTGGCCCCCGGTGGCATAGGTCATTACGGCGGTCTTGCTATATACCCGCTTGGCCTGTACAGATAGGCTGTACTTACTTGGCTGGAGTAATTGCCATATCCCGGCAGCATGAAACAGCCGCGCCCCGAATAATTGGCATATTTCCATTAAGACCTCATAGCAGTTTTTGAACTCATAGAAGCCGGTAATGCTGTCGATCTTCTGCCGAAATGCGGCGTTACTTACCCGCGTCAATACCAAGGGGTCCACGTTCCACGCGGCAACGTGCCGATCCTCCCACCAATCGATATTATCTACGAAATAATCATCCGTTGCCCCATAAAATCCGTTGGTTTCAAGCTCGCCCAGGCAGTTGAAAATAATCGCCATGAACGTTTCTTTCGTCCCGCCATATACCGGCGTTTCCGGGTACTGGATCGACTTAAGCCTGGAAAGACCATCTACCGCCGTTAGCTCGAACTCGAAAGGGTAGTCCTGATCCTCGAATTGCACTACGTCCGGCATCAATACCCCGGACCAAAATAGGTCATCGTTTCGTAATACCCTCACCAGGAATTGCCCTTCGTAGCTTTCGGCCAGGGCGTTTAAGAAGGTCGCCTGCGTGTCGTCCTGAAATATCACCTTAATGGTCAGGCGGGACGGCATCAGGGGCGTGTACAGCTTCTCATTCTGTGTCTCATATTCCAGCGTGAAACCCGGCAGTCCGATTTCATGGGTCTGGATTCCGGGCGGATCCGTCAAGGTGTCCAACGCATCCCATCCCCATACCGCGCCGGTCGTTGGGTCGCCCCATACGTTTCCGGTCGTCGGGTCGCCCATGACGGCAGGATGAACGTTGGCAGCCACAAAATCGGCATCGTAGATGTAGAGCTTGTACTCTACACCCGCGTAAGAAAAGAATGAGCCATATATCCTATTTCCTGCCATATTAGAAACCCCTTGTTCGTAGTCTGTCTTGACTTGCCCGCTCCTGAACCAGCAACAGGTCACGCCCTGAAATAACACCCCGGACGATGACCTCTTGTATGCCGGCCCCGCCCAACATTGATTGGAGCTTGGACAGGGGCGCTATTACTTCCGGGTCCACCCGCGCCCCTGGATTATCTCCGACCATAGCCATTTGGGGCCCGTATGCGAGACCACCCTTTGCGAGGGCGGGGATTTTCGCCCCGGCAATCATTCCAATCTGAATAGCCGAAAGCGCTCCCACGATGATTGCGAGAACCCCGGTAGGGTCTGTTGCGAGGGCCTTGACTACTGCCCCGGCTGCGTTGATCGTGGCGCTGAAAATAGCGAGCATCTTTTCCCGTATCGCCTGTTGGCGTTGTAGCTTCTTTCGCTTTGCATCAGTTTCCGCGTCGAGCCGTTGGATAGCTTTTTGCTTTTGCTCCTCGCTCATTCGGCTGCTCTCAATGATCGCTTTTTGCTTGGCGTAATCCGCATCTATGGCTGCTGACTTATTGGCGAACATCTGTTGTATTATGCCGTCGAGGGCCTCGATAGCCTGAAAAGCAATATCAATACCGTTTGCAATTTTCGGGCCGAACTGTTCAAGCCATTTCCCAACCTCCGAACCGGAAAAGGTTTCCTGTATTTTCGAAAACATTTCCCCGAAAGCGCTACCCATTGACGAACCGAACGACCTTACCGCCTGCTCCGCCTTACCCATCCCGTTGACCACCGATTGCGAAAAGGCTTTCATCCGAATGGTGGCTTGGTCCATCATTTCGTTACTTCCAGAAAGCCCAAAATTAGCCTGGTAATCCTTGCCCTTGGTGTCTGGGAAGAAGTTGAATCCGCCAGCATCTTTTGCGGATACTTTACTCAGGGCCTTTGCGAGCTTTTCGGTTTTGTCGGTGGTGTTTTCCAGGTTTACGCCCAACCCTTTTATTTCCTCTCCTAACACATCTACCTCCTCAGCGGCTGGCTTCACTTTCTCAACCAACCCCCGCGCCCCATGCCCGAATCGCTGCGTTTCCTCTGTCGCTAACCCCATCCACTTTTCGAGAACCTGGAAGGGTTTTACCACCGCCCCGGCAACACTTTCCCCGGCGCTGACTGCCAATTCCTTTGCGCCAGCAATGACCTTGCCTAATTTGGAGTTGGCCAGTTCATCTACCTTGTCATTAATCAATTCAATGACCTCGGCTATTTTCCCGTATATCTTCGCCACCCCTTCCAGATACTTTCCAATCAGGGCAAGAGCGAACGATCCTATTTTTTTCAGCACGTCGCCAAGCGCCATAACGAAAGGCTTGAGAACGTCCCACATTGCCGATATAGCCGCGCTGAACCGCTCCTTGAGTGCCCCCCATATCCTGCCGACGTTCTCCCCAATCTCCATCAGTATGACACCCAACCTCCCTACCGCTTCCCGGAAAGCGTCGCTTTTGTTCCATGCGTACACCAGCCCGGCAGCGAGGGCGGCAATAGCGACGACGACCAAGCCAACGGGTGAGGTAAGAAGCGATACCGCCCCTAACAACCCCTTGAACCCCATAACAGCGGTTGCCACCACCTTAGAGATGGTGGCAAATCCAAGGAGTAGGGGGCCAATGGCAGCGGCAACGGCGGCAATGATTACAATGGTTTTGCGCTGTTCATCGGATAGCGACTTGAACCACTCTGTCGCCCTTTGTATTTTTTCGGTGAACTTGACAATGACCTCATCAAGTTTGAAGGTTTCTTTTATGCTCATTCCCACGTCTGCGAATGCAGCAATTGCGGTATCCTTCAAGGTCGAGAACAAGCCGCCAAGGGTCTTGCTCTGGTTTTGCATCGCGTTGAAATAGGGGCCGCCCTCTTTTGCCATATCCTCGATGGCCTTTGCCACCATCGGGTAGGAGATTTGAGAGGTAGAGGCCAATTCCATCACCTCCCCCGCGCTTACCCCTAACTGCTTAGAAAGGGCGTCTAGGATCGGAATGCCCCGCATTGCGAGCTGCTTGAGGTCTACGGTCATGAACTTGCCAAGCGCCGCGCCCTGCCCCATAATCACGGAGAGGCCCTCAATGTCGCCGCCCGTTGCAGCGGCAACGTCGCCAAGGATCTGTAATTGCCGGTTGGCTTCGTCAGCGCTGAACCCATAACCCAACATGACTTTAGCCGCCGCAGCAACTTCGGTCATCTCGAAAGGGGTAGCGGCTGAAAACTTCTTCAAGTCCTCGAAAAACTTACTACCCTTTTCCGCGCTTTTGAGGAGGGTCTGAAATGAAACTTCCAGTTGTTCGTAATCCGCAGCGGCTTTCAGGGCAGCGGCCCCGGCCCCTATAATCGGCAAGGTGATAGCCGTCGAAAGCGTCCGCCCAATGCTTTCCATCTTCCCGGAAAACTTCATCAGCGAGCGCTCCGCTTGGTTTAGACCCTTTGTGAGCCCGCCAATATCTACACCCAGTCTTATTAAGAGAGAACCAACGGTCTGTCCTGCCATCCGGGGGCGGTTTTATTCAGTCTGTGCATGAATTTTGCTACCGCTTCGCGGTCTAATTCAGTCTTTTTCGCGGGCGAATCCCAAGGAAGAGGGATAAGGGAGCCCATACTCCTGCCTTTTTTCACATGGGGGGCAATGGCATAATAGGCAATCATTCGCGCCTGCTCCCAACTTTCCCGCCCCTGTTGTTCCATTTCCTCGCTATACCCCCTCACGGCGTTACTGAACTCCCTTGGGGTCATTTCTGCGAATTGTTCCGTAGTCAACCGTAACCGGCCAAAAGCAATGCGCTCTACCTCATCTTCGCTTACTTCGCGCTGCTCTTGGCCGTCGTCTTTTTTTCTTCGTCAGGTACGGCAAAGTCGTTTCCGAATGCCTCCATAATGCGTTGGAATACGCCTGCCGGTTCATCGTCCAGCCATTCGGCAACGGTTTCCAGCTTCTCATCGAACGTTTCACCAAGGGCGCGAGCGCCTTCCTTAAGCCCTACAAGGGTCAGGAACGGCACGTCCTGAATACCGATTTCAGTTACTTTTGCGCCGAGGTCCTGAAAAGACTTCGCGCCAAGCTCGACGGCCAGCATTCGGAGCGCCTTGTGAGAATATCGGATAGGGCGGTTCTTTCCGCCTAAATTGATTGATTGAACCATATTACGTCAAGGTTGCGAAGGTGATAGCGCCCGTACCTTCCAGGGTGATCGAATAAGAAACGTTATCCTCCGCCGAGGGGCTGTTGCTTTCTACGCTGGTCAGGTAGGCGCTACCTTGCGCGTATTGGTCACCCGATACCGCCGTGCCGAAACGAACGGTAAGCGGGGAACGGGCGATAACGGCAGCCCGCAGGAACTCAATGTCAATTCCCGATGCATCGAAGGCGAAAAACGCCGAGGAGCTGATCGACCACGTGCGAAGCCCCTCTAGCAAGGCCCGATACCCGCCGCTGGATTTACTCGTAATATCGCGAGGCTCCATCGAAATGCTCATGCTTGCATCGGTGGCGTGCCCCAGGGTCTTGTAGGTGGTGTCGAGGATCATCAACCCCATTAAGGTGGTATTAACTACTCCGGTCGTTGCCATGTGTTTTTAGTTTTCTTAGCTTATGAATATTTCACTCTTACGATATAATCCGCTGACTTCCTGAAAATGTCTATTTCCTCGTCGAAGGCATCATTTTCTGTTTCGAACTTGATCCCGTCCAGTAATACCCCGGCAACTGTCGTTCCGATCGTGTACCCGTCCAGGGCGGTTCTTACTGCCAAGTGTACGGTCATTGCCTGCTTCCGCGTTCGCCCGTAACTGTCTACCTGTATTCGTATCCGGTCGAGGCTTGACGGGCGGGTTTTCGTGTCCAATGGCTCGTTATTCACCGCGTAATCCACCACCACATAAGGGGCCAGGGTTTCCTGTGCTGCAATCGTGGGGTATATCTTCGTACTCACCAGCGCCACTACCGGGGCATTGTTGGAGAGGATTGAATACACCGCGTCTGCCACGTCCACAAAAGCCATTTATACCGCATTTTTGGCGGCGAACTGCGCCACCAGTTTCTCTACTTCGCTTCTGATAATCCCGATCACTTGGCCTTTAGTGCCTTCATAAGCCGGGCGCATATAGGGCCGGGCCGTCATGTTCCTTGTCCCGTACTCGATCATCGCGGCATAAAAGGCATCTACTTTATTTGCGCTCCTGCCGTATTCCTCGCCCGCCTTGCGCCGCCGGGTCACTTTTGGCCCTACAAACACATCGGCGCTTTTCCGAAAATCCAATACCCGAATAGCAAGGCGCAAGTTGTTCGGGTAATACTTAAGCTTACTTCCGTCCTTCAAGGTGATTGTCACCTGTCTGCGGCTTCGCATAATCGGGGCTTTGGTTTGGGCCATCGCCACCAATGGCTTTGCCGCTTTTCTCAGGATGCGCTTTCGCTCCTTTCGCACGTCGATGGGTAGCTTTGCCAGGGTTTTCATAATATCCCGAACCTCTCTATTGAGGCCCTTTAGCATCGCCTGGCTCTCTCTTTGGTTCGATTGAGAAGCCAGTAAATTCTTTGACTGCGATTTACTCAGTATGAATCCCATATTATCCAATCATATCCGGGCCCGTAAATTCCGCCTCGATGGTCAGGTACATTTTCCTGTATTCATCGGCTCGCTCGCTGACGGCGCGTATATCCCAGAATTTCGAATCGTAGCTGATCCTCATTTTCGTAGTGATCGCCGCTGTGGTCGTATCCCGCCGGATGGTGAAAAGCACCTGGTAGATGCTTGTCTTTCGTCCCGCCTCGTAT